GGTCGCTGGTTACCCCCTTGCACGCTGGCCACCTTAAGGGTCTCGCGAAGACCAGCGCGGGACACCATCGCCGAAGCGCCTCACGCCGCCACGTTCGCCCGAACCCCCGACACCCGGAACCGGCCCGGCCCCGAACACGAAAACCGCAGGATGGCCCCCGGCGCCCTGACCTGGCCGAGCCCGTTCCACCGGGGCCGCACCGTCCGCGCGCCCCTGACCCCAAGCCCGCGCTCCCGAGGCGAAGACCACGAGGCCCCGTCATCCCGGCTGATCTGGAGCGACATGATGCTTTCGTCATCCGGGTCAGAGGTCGGAGCATCGCCGCGCAGGCAGTCCAGTTCGATGCTGCCGAGGATGATCGAGCCCTCAGGCACGGTCACGAACGCGTCGAACTGCTTCGGAACCGCAACCCCCGCATCCGTCCCGCTGTCCGGGTCGAGTAGCCACGTCTGGTTGCTGTTGCGATCCGCCGCCAGCACCGTCTCACCGAGGTTGGCGAGGAAGCGTGGGCGCCAGTAGTCGTAGCCGAGGCTTGAGAACTCGCTCCACCGCTGCGACGACAGGTCGTAAACCCACGTCCCCGACGTCCCGAGATGCAGCACGTAGCAGGGGTGGCCGTCCTGAATGAAGAACGTCGCCGACAGGTCCGCCGCCGCCGTCCGCCTGATCTGCTCCACAAGCCCGTTGTCGGAAATGAGCCTCGGAGCCCCGCCCTCGCTCATCACAACTGCGCAGTCGTCGGTGACCCAGATCAGCGCCGTCTTGCACACCACAGCCGCCGCAATCGCCCGGCATCCGACGTCGAACTTGAGGCCGGCGGTCGGTCCCATCGGATCTGACGAGTTGCCCGTCAGGTACCACGGCTCCACCGTCGCGGCGCCCATGAGAAAGGCCTGATCACCGAGAACCCGGACGCCCTTGAGCGGGTCGGGTCGGTACTCGGCGGCTGCGAACTCAAGCGCCGTCCACGACCCCGAACCCGGTTCCTGATAGTAGGTGTAGTCAGACCCGGCGTCCGGCGCGAGCCAGTAACCGGACCAGAAGGCGACCGACGCAGCGCCGCCGAGCCCCGGATAGTCGGTTTCCTCAACGACCGTCGTTCCGCTCGACACGTGCTCATAGAGCTGCGTGCCGTTGGTGAAGCGGATCACCGAGTTGCCGTCCGCGTCGAGCCCCCCGTCGATCTCCACCAGCCCGTCACCGGCAATGGTTCCAGTAAGCGCCGTCACCGCCCCGCCCGACGACACGAGATAGGCCGTGTCCTTGGCCACGATGAAGGCCCGGTCACCGAGCAGCCCCGACTTCGTGAACACCCCCCGGATCGGAGCCGTGCCGACCTGTTCGAACGCAGCCAGGCAGGCCCGCGCGATGATCGCGTCAATCTGGTCCGGCTTGGTCGGCGACTTCTCCGTCAGGCAGTTCAACAGCCGTGCGCGCGGGAAGCCCGAGCGGTTGTTGCTGGCCAGGGCAATCGGGATCGATGCGCCCATTATGGCCAGCCTTCCGTCATGTCGATCGCCTCAAGCGCTTCGCCCGTCGTTACCGTCCGGCAGAGGTCTTTCAGCCGCCACCAGTTGGCTTGCGCGGAAGCGGCCTGATCCAGGAGCGCGTACATCCTCGCCAGCACGCTCGCCCACGACGGCCGATACATCCGGTTCGACGTGCAGCGGATCGGCGGGTCGCACGGCTGCGCCATCACCGCTTCCGGGTCTTCCGCCTCAGACGCGATCACCGCCACCGCCTGCGCCTTGATCAGCAGGCCGATCCAGTTCGTGCGGTCCAGTTCGTTGCGGCACTGGAGCGTTTCCGGCTCCGGCTGATCCTCGAAGTCAGCGGTCGGGAACCCCTTGGCCAGGTACGCCTCATAGGCCAGGTCGGCGCGCTCGATCTTGCGGCGGCGGCGAGGCGAGGCCGGGTCGAGCAACTATTCCGACCACTCGTAGGCGCAGTAGGCCTTGGACGCTCCGGCGCAGAACAGCGAGATCAGGCCAGAGGGCACGTTCTCCCCCTTGAGCGTGACCGTCGTCCCGGCGCCAATTGGACAACCCGCCGTCGCGCTGGCCGTCCCGCCGATGCGGAACGTCATTACGGTATCGGACGGATTGCCGATGATGACGCCGCGGCGCTTGGAGTTGGCGGCAAAGATGGTCGCCGCATTGTTGCTCAGCGTGGAGGCCGCTTCTGTGAAGTTCGCGGCGGAATGGTCGGGAGCGCGGGGCATGTCAGGGCCTCACATGAACTCCACGTCGGCGTTTCGGCGCGGCGCGGATTGTCGAAGGGAAAGGGCGGATCGGAGCGATGCGACGTAGGAGCCGGTGATGTCCCCGACCTGGCCGCCCAGCGGTTGAAGGTTGACCGCCAGCGCGGCCACGAGCCCGTGACGGTAGCGGCGCCCGAACGGGCACTCGCCAGCCTCCGTCAGGTTGTCGATGCGCTTCCACTCGGCCTCGTGGGCGTCGTAGAGGCTGACTTCCGGGTCATCCGATGCGTTCACCACCTGCACCATCGCGAAGTCGCGCGGGCGGCGGTAGTTCGTCTCGCTGTCCTCATCCTCGATGGCGGTCGGAAGCGTGATCGTGTAGCCGCCGGAATAGACCCGCTGGCCTTCCTCGGCTTCGTAGTCGGCCGTGGCGTAATACTCCTCCACCCGACCGAACAGGCCTTGTTCCACGCCCGCGTTCCACATGGATTGCAGGCGCTTCAGGCCGCGCGCCAGCTCCTCAGGCGACGGTGTGTCGCCAAGGCCGCGCATCCCGTTCTCTTCAAGAGCCTCGGTGATGATCTCGCGACAGGTCGGATTGGCCATGCGAAGTCAGAGGGGGCTAAGCCCCCTCCTCCTCGGTCCTTGCCCGGCGCCCACGCGGGGCGACAGGCGCAGTTTCGAACTCGAAGTGCGAGTGACGAGCGAACCGATCATCGGTCACGTCGCGCCACTCGCCCTTCACGAACTCGACGCCGAACACCGTAATGGCGCCCGGCCCCGAGCCGTTGTCGTTCGGATCGCCGATGAAGCGCGCGCGCATCACGGCATCACGTAGAACACTTCGACCGTCAGCGTGCCGCCGGCCACGACGTCCGCGTCATCAAGAACCGCCTTCAGGAGAAGGTCGCCTTTCGTGGCCGACGTGGCGCCGGAAACGAACTGCCAGGCCTTCTTGCCATAGTTGGCGATGTCCTTGATCAGCGGTTGCCGCGTGGCGGCAGTGCCGGCGACGATGCCGTCGTTCAGCGCATCCACATCCGAGGTGACGTTTCCGTCCACGGCGTAGAGGCCGAAGTCGATAGTGCAGGTCGTGCCGGTGTCGCAGTCGTCGATGCTGTAGTGCGACAGGCCCAGGATGCGGGCCTGCGCCGGGATGTAGCCCAGCGTGTAGGTCGAAGTGTCGGACGCCGCGGCGCTGATCTCGACAGTACGAGAGAAGCACTTGACGTCCCCGCCCATGCCGTGAGCGGCGCGGGAGTCCGCAGCGGTGGCGCCAACCGCCACAAGGTTCTCAACAGCCATGATCTGGCTCCTTTCAGGGGTTGGGGTTTAGGAGTCGGCCGGCGCCGCGGTGTAGACCGTGACCACACCGTGCTGCTTGCCGTTCCACGCCATCTTCTTGACGCCGCGCAGTTCCTCGATGGCGACGCCGGGGCGGAACCCGTAATCGTTCGTCTCGGTCTTGCCGGTCGGCATCTGACCCCAGGCGACGCCCAAGGCCTGCTGGCCGCAGAGGAAGTTCGGCTCCACGTCGCCGGACGAGGCGCCCACGCCCACGATATGCGGGATCTCGGGAACCTCGCGGAACAGGATGCCGTCGTAGATCAGGTCGCCGTCTTGGAAGAGCGGGTTGGACCCGACCTCGCGCGGGCGCGCGTCGCGGTTGGCGGCCGTCATCACCGAGTCGCCCTTCAGGTCGCGGAAGGACCGCGGCCCGCAGAACATCACGTAGAACTCGCGGCCATCCTCCAGTTGGTACGGGGTGATGTGCGGGTTCGCCGCGCTCGCCATGCGCTTGGCCAGGGAGGCCGTCGCCACGGTCAGGCGGTCGTCGGTCGTGTCCAGCTTCGCCAGGTCAACCGAATGGTCGCCGGAGTAGTTGGAACGCACCTTGCCGAACAGGATGCGGTCGCGGTTGGCGACCAGCCACGCATCCTTGTCGGCTTCTGCCGCCGACGTCCACGATACGCCCTCGTAGCGGTCGAAGGTCGAGCCCGCGACGTAGCCGGAGGCGATCTTGTAGCCGCCGTTGTCCTCGTCTTCCACGATCTCGGCGTAAACCGTGGTCGTGTTGCCGGACGGAATGACCGACATGAAGGCGTAGATGATGTCGGTGCGCAGCGCCTCGCCGCCCCACTGCTTGAGGAGGCTGCGCCCCTCGTTCAGCAGGTCGATCTCGGTCTTGTAGCTCTCCGACTTCGGGACGACGACGCCGTTCCGATCCCAGTCGATGGTGATCGGGCAGTTGTAGTTGCCGATCTGGGTTTCACGGCCGCGCAGAGCGGTCGAGCCGCCGACGCCCTTGTTCTTCAGGCGGGTGACGAGCGGGATGTTGATGACCTTGCCGGCCTCCGTTTCCAGCTCATGGCGGGCCACGATGATCTTCGTGTTTCCCTTCCCCATGAACTTCTCGAAGCGGGAGGCGCGAACGAACTCTTGCGTGGTCTTGGCGGACCACAGCTCGCGTTCGTTCTCGGTGGCGAGAATGACTTCAGCCATTGGAGGTTATTCCTTGAAAACCATGTCGAACGCCGAGCCTGGTTGGACCTCCCCCGGCTTCGCGGCTCCCGCATTGGGGGCAGACGCGATGGACCGGGGCGGCGGCGACGGTTGAGCGGGAGGCGCCACGATGGGCGGCGCCGGTGCGGGGGCTGGCGCGGGCGCGTTGCCGGCCAAGAAGGCTTGGAACTTGGCGAAGTTCGTCGGATCGCTCAGGAGGCTCAGCGCTTGGTGGCGCTGGTACTCGGCGATGGCGAACCCGTAGGGATCACGCGACGCGCGGGCCGCTTGGGCGAACACAGGGTCGGCCTCGAACCGCTCCGCAGCCCATTGCTGGGCTTGGGTGACGATCTCAGCGCCGTGCTTCGCTTCGGCGAGCTGACGCGACCATTCGGTGCGCTCAGCGATAACTTGCCCTTCGGCCCACGCTTCGTAAGCCTCCGGCTCCTCGTAAGGATCGGGCCTCGGCGGCGGGGGTTGCTGCTGGTACTGCCTTTCGAGCGCCTGGCGCTTCTCCCGCTCCGCTTGCAGGGCCGACACAGGGACGAAGCCCTCCGGCGGCTTGGCGGGGTCGGTCTGCGCGGCCCCTTCCGGCGGGATTGCCGGGGCTTGGGGAGCAGGTTCGGCGGTCGGGGCCGTCTCCCCTGCCTTGGCGACGAACTTCCCGTCAGGACCGCGCGCAGGCCCTTCGGCTGGCGGCGTCTCGGCGGGTTGTGCGGTCGCTTCCGGCGCAGGTTGCGCAGGCGTAGTCGTGTCGACGGGCTCCTGCCCGTCGAGGAAGTCCAGCGGGTCCATGATTTTCCCTAGCGCCCGTGTCAGCGGCGGCCTGTGGCTAGCTTACGCCCCAGCGAATGGCGATGCGCCCGTTCCCCCCGGCGGCGGGGTGTTCTGCCTGGCCTCGGCCTGCATCTGAGCAAGCCGCTCTTTCGAGGCGGTCCCGGCGGAAAACTGATTGTCGGCCTGCGCCATCTCCGCGCCGCGGAACTGCGCGTCGATTTCGGCCGCGTCGGCCTGTTGGTAGAGCTTGGCCGCCTCCATCTGCGGCTTGGCCATCTCGGTTTGCGTCTTGGCCTCGTTGAGCGCGACCTCGCTTTCGGTCTTCGCCACCTCGGCCATCGCGCCTCGAAGCTGAAGCTGCGCCTGCGGGCTCTGCTGTCCCGCCTGCTGCGCCTGTTCCGCGCGGGTCTTGCGCTTCTCCATGACGGCGCGCTTGTTCGGCATCGACGACAGTTCGATCAGGTCGTCCGCTGGGAACTCCTGAGGGCCGTACATCTTGGCCAGTTCACCGATGACCGCGAACTGCTCCTGTTGCAGCGTCGCCGTGTCGGGGACCGTCTCGATGGTGATGTCCACGTCCAGTTCCGCAAGCGCGTTCTCGTAGCCCAGCACCTGCATCCCGTCCGGCATCTGAAACGCGGGCTTTCCCTGCACCATAAGTTGCGGCACGCGGCCCTGTTCGTCAGGCTGGGCGCTCGGGTCCGGCATCGGCTGGCCGCCCTCGGGAGGTTGGTTCACGCCCACGAACTGCGGCGAACCCTCGTCATCCGTGACCCTGATCCACATGGGCGCCGTCCAGAACTGGCGGGCCCGGTTCCACATCTGGCGGTAGATCCGAAGTTCCCACTCCTCGATGCCACCGAAGATGATCGCCATCTCGGTAAGCCCGGCCTGCTGGCGCACCAACTGCGCCCGGCCCGACTGTCCCGCTTCCTGGCGCCCAAGCATCGCCGGGTTTGGCGCGAACCGCTCACCCGAGGCGATGGCGTTCTGTAGCAAACGCTCCTGTCCGGTCACGATGTCCTGGCGCGACACGATCTGCCAGCCGGGCGGCAACACGCCATCGGGCCTGGCCGCCTCTGCCCGAACAACGTCGATGTCACCCATGCCGGAGCCGGGCTGCGACTCCTGCACCTGGCGCGCGGTCAGTTCGAACAGCAGCTTGGACGAACGCTTGTTGATCTCGTCCTGAGGGCCGCGCATGTCCCGCACGATGCCCATGCGGTTGTTCTCGCGGTCCACGTAGCAGGACTGCGCCTCAATCGGGTTGCAGGCGTAGCCCTTGTCGTCCTTGTAGGCGCTCTCGCCTTCCTCCAGCACACCCCCGGTGAAGAACACGCACCGATGCCACGCCTGGCCGCGGCGGTAGTACATCTCCACCTTCATCAGGCGTTGCTGGCGCTTGTCCACCCAACCCACCGTGCCGGCGTCGGTCGGGCGATCCTCCATCGTGTCGTCGAACAGGATGCTCCCGCTGGCGAACGCCGACTCGATGGCCTCGCTCATCTGCGGGTACTCGGCCTTCAGGTCGTCGGCCCACACCCATTTGGCCACGCCCATGTAGCGGGCGTCGCTGAAGTCCTGGCGGCGCGAGCGCGGGTCGTAGAAGAACTCCTCCCACCTGATCTGCGTGACCGTGACCTTCAGGTCGTCGTCAACCTCGACAATCGCAGCCCCGGTTCCCGGAACGAGATAGTCCTTGCAGACGTCGATCTTCAGCGCGTCGAAGTTGGCGGTGTCGGCGATGTAGCGCAGCGTCTTGCTGGCGACGTCGGCGGCCTCTTCGTCCTGCGGGTTGCGGGGATAGGCGCGCGGGTCTGTCGTGCCCTGCTTGATCACGCCCAAGGTCCCGTTGACCCAGAGGCGCGTGAAATTCCAGATCGTGTCCGGCTGGCGGCGCTTCTTCAGCAGGCGCTTTTCGTCGCGCGTGAGCTGATAGCCGTCGTAGTAGTCGCCGTCCTTCTGCTGCGAAACGCGGGCGTCCTTGGTGAGGGTCAGCGCCTCTTGGTACTGGCGCTTCAGCGTCTCCAGGGACGCGCCGTCTTCATTCGCTACACCGTCCGCCATCAGGCACGCAAAGCCCGTTCTACGGACCATCCTCTGCGCAACCGGGTGGAAATTCGATGCGCCGGCATCCCGAGGTGTTCAGCCCACGCCGCGATTGGCATCTCGACGCCGCCCAGCGCCAAGATGCGGTTGCTGCGCCTATTTCGCGCCTGCTCTTTGCGCGTGGCCCAGCGGCAATTCTCCGGGGAATAGCCCTTTGAGTTGTCCAGCCTCTCGATGGTGTGCGCGGCGGACGGCCGCTCGCCCATATCGCGCAGGAACGCGTCGAAACGGTCCCACGCCTCACAAAGGACGACCCCCACGGCCCCGTACTTCGCGTAGCCGCCATCCTTGGGCTGGGTGCAGCGCCCCTTCATTGCGCGCCACGCGTTGTAGGTAAGCGACCGCACGCCCGCCCCGCGAGGGCCGGCCGCGTGTCCGTGTCTTAGACGGTTCTCCACGAGTCAGCGTCCTCTCGCGTTCGGTGGCCGTAGTCGGGCGGGTTGCGGGACGGCTCGGCGGCCTTCGGTATCCAGGGCCGAGACATGCACGCGTAGCGCGCCTCGTCGGCCACATGGTCTTCAGCGTCGGTGTCGAGGTCTTCGGCCCGGTTCGGATCGTGTTGCAGCACCGGGACGGTTCGGATGAAGTCAGCGCACGTCGAGAACACGAACAGCATCGGATCGCCGGTCGGGTTGCCTTGTTCGTCGGTCGGCCCCGAGATGCGCGACCGCATCTGATCCCAACCGCCCATCGCGCCGGCCTGCGCCACGCGCCGGTTGTCAGCACGCCGGAACTGCACGCCCTCGCGCCGCATCCGCTCGGCGATGCTTGGCCCGCCGTCCTCCGCGAACGCCGCAGGGTCCAGCACGGCCAGGTCGATCTTCTCGCCCTTCTCCCGCTCCGCAATGCCCTTGCCGACCGCTTCTGCGGAAAGCTTCAGCCCCTCATTCGCCTTGCCCGTCGAGCCGTACCACTCGCGATAGCGCACCATTGCGCCGCGCGGCATCGGCTGGCCGCCGTACATGCCGTCCTCAGGAACGATGGCCCACCAGCCCACCGAGAACGGCTTGGCGGAACCCCAGTCCATCGAGCGAAGCCGCAGCCATTCGGCCGGGATCGTGAACGGCTGACAGACGTTGCGCTCCCGGCTCCACCTGTCGAAGAACGCACCCTCGACGGCGTTCCAATCCCCATCAAGCCACGCCTGCACGAGCTGCTTAGAGCCCACGAGGTACAGGCGCGAGATGTAGTCAGGGTCGTTCGCCAGTAGCGCCCGGTTGTCCTGCACCTTCGACGGGATGTAGACGCGGCGATGCTCCCGGCCGTTCGGCAGGGTGTCCCGCAAGACGCGCATCCCCAACGGCGCCGGGTCGATGAACCTCCGCTTGATCCAGAATTGGCCAGGTCCGCCGGGGTTGGCGGTCATCATCAACTGGACAGGAACGCCCGACTTGCTCCGCAGCGCGCCCCACAGCCTGTCGATCGGCGCGGGGTCGGCGTAGTTGCCGGCCTCCTCAACTGCGGCATCCGAGAGGTTCTGCCCCTGGAATTTCTCAGCCGCCGCCGTGTTCTCCAGCGGACGGAATCGCAGCCGCCCGCCCTTTGGGAACCGGAACATCTTCTTCTGCTCGTGCCACCGGGCACCGAGCGGGGTGTAAATCTCCTTGGCCCGCTCTATCAGGTCGTCGGTCTGCGGCATCTCCTTGCGGAAGAACACGCCGTTGAACCCGGCTCCGTAGCGCTCCTGCTTGATCGCGAACTTGCCAAGCACGCCGTCCGACTTGCCGCCACCGCGTGCGCCTCCGAAAAGGATCTCGGGGATCGGACAATCAATGAGCGCGTGTTGCGGCCCCGGCTGCGGCGCCCAGATCAGCCCCATGCGTCTCTGCCCACTCCTCGTCGGTCTGCGGGCGATCCGACAGGATGCGCTCCACCAAGTCGCCCGTGTGTTCGATGTCGTGCTTGTCGCGCCACTGATCTGGGCGCCGGTTCTTCAGCCAGAAGATGCCGGCGGTCGTGTCGGGCGGCACATGCTCCCTGACCGCCGCGCGGATCACTTCACCCTGGTACTGGAAGACCTTCTCGCTATCGAAGGTGTAGCCAACCGCGCGATGGTACAGGCTGCGCTCTACGCGCTCGTCCGCCGCAACCTTCCCGGCTTTTAGGGCCTGACAAAACTCCTCGTGCTCGGCTTGCCAGCGATAAAGCGTGCGCGCCGAAACGTCGAAAAAGCCTGCGATCTCCTCGTCTGTAGCACCCAGCTCACAGAGCTTTCGGGCCTGCTCGACGAACTCCGGCTTGAACTTGCTCGGACGGGCCATCACGCAGTACCGGCAAGCGCGTCTCTGATCTGGCCGGCGGCGTCGTTGAGCAAGGCCTGGTCGGGCTCTCCGTCGAACTGAGCGGCGGCGCCCTTGGTCCCGATCTGTCCGCGAAGCTGCCAGAGGTTGGGGGTGATCATCTCAAGCCTTCCGGTGAGGCCGTGCTGGGTGAGCGTGGCTTGGGCGGTGTCGAAGATGCTCACGACGCCCTCGCAAACCGCCCCTTGGCGTCTCTGTGGTCGTTCTTGGAGGCTTGGGCGAGTTGGCGTTGGAGCCCGGCGCAGCGCACTTTGAGCGCTTCTTTCTCGCCGATGATCTGCGAGGCCCGATCCGCCAGGATCATGGCCTTGTCGACCACGGAGTTCATCCCAGCGATTTCCTTCTTGGCCAGACGAAGCTCCAGCCACGTCACAAGGGCAACCGGCCAGCCGAGAACGGCCACGGCAATGAGGGCGAACGCTATGGCTGCGTCGTTCATGGGGTGTCCGGGGTTGGGGGCGGACGGGTCGTCTGGCGTCTAGGCGCGCGACCCACTCCTAGTGATTTGCAGGGTGTCCCCGTTCGTTTGTTTGGTCAAGCAGCGACCGCAGATGTAGCGCGCTCCAGTTCGCGGGACACAACCACTAGCGCCGCGTCGAAACCCTCCCGCCCCTCAGACGGCAGGCGGCCGAACATCGCCAAGTCCAGCAAGGCCCGGTGAGCCGCCTCGCCAGCGCCGCCTTGGATCGCCGCGTCCAGCTTCGCCAGCACGGCCGCTGCGAAAGCGCGCCGCTCCACTCGGCGATGATCCTTCTTTCCGCTCCAGTAGGCGTGCTCGGTGGCGACCATGCGCAGTTCCACGTATGCGACAGCAGCTTCGTACTGGTCCCAATCGAGGTCGCCAGACTCCCGCGCTGCGACGACGGCGGTTCTCGGGTCTTCGGCGCCGTTGGGCAATTCGGTGCTGGCGATGCGCACCACCTCCAGCGCGCGGGCTGGCGTCACGTCGAACCACTCACCGCGCCTGCGGCTGCGATGCAGGATGCGATGCGCCAAACGCTCGACCGCGCGGGCGTGCGCCTCGTCTTGGCACGCGCTTACGCCATGGATTTTCAGCACCATCGGGCAGGCGGTCTGAAGGTCGATCAGCCGCGCCTCAGGCCGGTTCGATACCCCGATTTTCTGAGCGCCGTCTTCCGCGCCGATCACGTACACGAAGGTCTGTGCCATGCCTGATTTCATACAGGAAATTGCCTCAGAAAGCTAGGCCACACGAGCCCGCGGCGCTTCGTAAAACGCCCTCAATTCCTCAAGCGCGCAGACGAAAGCTGTGGTCTGCCTTTCGAGCGAGCCGCGCACGCCCGCACGCTCCAGAACGCCTCGCCAATGCATGGCGCGATCTTCCTCCACGGTCGCCACCATCATGTGTTCGAGGATAACTCGAGCTTCGAGGCTCAGCGCGGCGAGCGTGGTCCCTACCACACGCCCGGCGCGGATCATCCGATCGGTCACCAGCTCGGCGGAACCGTTGCTCCCATCCACCACGGCCCCGAACCTGTCGCCCTTGCCGTCCAGGCCCTTCCACGTGGCCCACGCGTTGGCCAGGTCGTAGGCGGCGTTGTGGTGGTTCTGGGTGATCGTGCCGCGTGACAGCAGGAGCGTGAACACGTTGGACCGTCGAGCCGACAGGATTTGCCCTGTCCGTTTGTCTGTCGTGACCTCTGCCCCGATGGCCTTGAGCCTGGCGATCTCGGCTTCCCGCTCCTGACGCTGGAGGGCGGCTTCCATCGCCTTCGCGGGATCGTGCGGAGCCTTGCGCTTACGCCCCATGGTGTCCCCTCCCCTCCCTGAGGTCGGTTGATTGGTCAGACGCGAAGTTGTTGGGAAGTCGCGCGCGGAAGTCGCACAGTGGTTGGTTAGTGTGACAAACTCTCCGAGAGTTTGTCACATACCCTAGGTTAGTTATAACCAAGGGATAACTACCCGCGTATACGTGCGAGCGCTCGGGGGAGGTTCCGCCCGGCTGTGACATTGTGTGACTGTCACGCTTTGTCACAAGTATAGACCTCCCTTTTCAGTAATCCAAAGCCAGTGATCATCACGCCCGATCATGTCCGACAGCCAGAGGTCGTTGCCGTCCCTGGACAGGGTTTGGCGGACGGCGGCGGGGGTCATGCCCTGGCCGCACATGGTGATGAACAGGTCCCGGAAGGCGTGGTACTGCACGCCGTAGAGGTCGGAGCCGGGGACCACGCCTCCGAACTGCGCAATGGCCGAGTCCAGCGTCTTCAAGAACCGCTGTTGACCGCGGGGGAGCGGACGTCGGCGCCCGGCCCGTTCCGTCTCAGCCTGGGCGGGGACGACCACACATGATGTGATCGGCTTGCCGTCGTCATAGGCTCCCACGGTAACGGGTTGCAGGTCGAACGTCAGCTTCAGGCCGTCATCGCCGTCCTTGAGCTTCGCCAGCTTGGCCGTCCTGGTCTTCGTCTCTTCGTCTCGCGTCACCTCGATTGCTGTGTCGATGTTGGCCCTGAGCGAGGTGTGGCCCCGCTCGCGGTCGCCGGCCGCGTTCTTGTGGTGAACCCACATGAGCGCCGAACCCGTCGCCTTGCTGATCGCCTCGCCAGCCTTGATGAGGCGGCTCATGTCTTCTGAGGCGTTCTCATTGGCCCCTGGGGAGGCCGTGGAGAAGGTGTCGATCACGATGAGCGACAGGGGCTCGGGCAAGACCCGCTGCCACGCCTGACACTCTTCGATGAAGGCCTGTTCGTCGCCGTCCTGGCTGAACAGGTCCACGCGCGCGGGTAGCAGGATGAACGGAACGTCTTCGGTGACCCGGAACTCTTGCTTGTGGGCGCGCAGGCGCTTCACCAGCCCCTTGCCGCCCTCCCCTGCCTGATAGATCACCGAGCCCTTGCGGGTGGCATGGCCAAGGAACGGAGCGCCGCGGGCGATGCAAAGCCCGGCGTGGGTCATGAGGAACGACTTCCCCGAACCTGACGCGCCGTAGACCATGCCAACGTCGCCGCAGAACATCATGTCTTCGATCAGCCAGTCTTGGCGGACGGTGACCGCATCGAGGTCAGCCCAACGGATCGCACCGAACCGGCTCTTGGGCGGCTCAGGCGTCCAGGCCTTCGCCTGATCGGACAGCTTCAGCAGCTCCACCCCGTCGCCACCCATAGCCAGCCAGTCGGAGACGTCGCCCTTGCTGGGAAGGTCGGGCAGGTCCAGCGCCCGAACCCGCTTGGCGCGGCCCTGGAGGCTCGCGGCTACGGTCGCCGCATGGCTGCGGCCCGCGTCGTCGTTGTCGGGCAGGATCACCACGTCAGCGCCCGCCAGATGCTCGGACAGGGCGTCAGACCATTTCCCGGCGCCGCCCGCGTTGCACGTGGCTGTCAGGCCCTCGCGCCCCAGCGCCTCGACGTCCTTCTCGCCCTCGACAATAAAGACCAGCGATCCGGCGCGGATGGCCGACTGGACGGCGGGCAGGTTGTAGGGAACGGGGCGGACGCCTTTGACCGACCACGACCAGCCGTCGAACGATGACGGGTCCGGCCGGCGTTGCTTGAACGTCTTTGGCTCGAAGCGGCAGACCTGAAACAGAACCTCGCCGTTTTCGTCCACGTAGTCGTATCGAGCGACCACGCGAGCCTTGGGCGCCGGTTCGGCGTTGCGGTCCTCAAAGTACGCGCCGACCTCGGAGCGCAGCCACGCGATGGCTTCCTGCCCTCGCAGGCCCTTCTCGCGGGCCAGGAGGTCCATGACACCGCCGCCGGTGTTGGCCTCGTGGTCCGCCCACACGCCTTTTTCCAGATCCACCGACAGGCTGCCGTGCGTTCCGAAGCGCAACTCGGTCGCGCACGACAGGCGCGGGTTCGGGTCACCCAAGCACTTGCGGGCGACCGCCTCCATGTGTGCCGAGAACGGGTCGGCGGCCATGATCACGCTCGCCTTCACGTCTTGAGGTCCACGGCCAGTTGGTCGGCGATCTGGTAGGCCAGCTCGGCGGCCTTCTCAGGCCCCAGCAGGCGGCGCGCTTCCTCCGCAATCCCAAGCGCAAGCACCACGACAGCCGTGCGCTCATGGCACGGCCCCATCGCCTTGAAGGCGGCGGCTAGGGCGCGCTGCGAATGGGTCTGTGTCTTCATGCGCCTAAGGTACTTGGCCTGTGGAACGATTACGCCGGTTCGCGGAAATGGGGCTGTGGATGGAACCACTTACGCTGTGGATGGACGGTGTGGATAACTAGGCAGCATCGCGACCTCCGAGCCTTCGCCAGGCCGCCAGATCGGCCTGCGTCATGGCGGCGCGCTCGGTGGCGTGGGCGGGGCCGTAGAGCCAGCGAAGGCGGGCTTCGGTAAAGGCCCGCCAGTCGACGCCGTGTTCGGCTGGCGCGTCGTAGGCGTAGCGCTCCTCTGTGGGGCCGGAGTCGATGTAGGTCATGCCGCCCTCCTGGCCATGTAGGCTGCGAAGCGATCCGCCGACCGCTTCAGGGTTTCGTTGGCCTTGGACGGCGCGAACATCGCGGCGCTATGGGCCTTGCAGTAGGTCTTCTCGGTGGGGGCGCAGCACGACACGGTGTCGGCGCCCTCCCCCGCGATGGGATAGGCGCACTCGCCGAAGCGGCGCTCAGTCCAAGGCTTGGCGTGTTCGGCCGTGACAACGACCGGCGGCGCCGGAGGCTGGAGCGGGCGCAACTTGGTCGTGGCGACGGCCCGGCCAGCGTCGCTCTGCCTGGCGCGGGACATTGGGGGCCGCTTGACCCGGGCCGGCGCTGCAGGACGTTCGCGGCCCGGCAGTTTCAGCCGGTGAACCTTGCCGATCACCGCGCTTCGCGTGAGGCCGCCCAACTTCTTCGCGATCTGCGATCCCGAAAGGCCTTCGCCCCACAACTTGGTCAGCAGCGCGACCCGCTCGTCAGTCCAGCCTTCGTGCGAGCACGCGCTGTGCGCGCGGGTGATCGTGTAGCCGCCAACGGCCTCGCCCAGCTCAGGAGGCGACAGGCTCACCGGATCACCTTGACGCTCTCAGCCTTCAGCAGCTCGGTCATGGCGTCGCCGAGAAGCTTGGCGGCCTCGTGAATGGATCTCGTGTCCCGGCGCTTCACCGCGTCATCGTGACGGGCCTTGGCTTCGGCGTAGGCCTTGCGGGCCTTGGCCTTCCGGGTCTTGCGGAAGAGGTGGTAGATCACGGGAGCCCTCCCCTAGTTGTGTGCTTGGTCAAACAGCGGCAGGGTCAGTTGCGCCGCTTCCTCTCGATCCACACGGCGACGGCCACGCACGCCAACCGCAGCGGCCTCCACAAGGCCCTCAACCTGCCGACGACGTGCCCGAAGGCCCTCCAACTCGCGCGCAAGCGTGGCCTCCCTCTCAGTCAATTCGGCCAGCACCGGACCAATTTCCGGGGCACAGAGAACGCGCCAGACGTCTTCTCCGAACCGGCGTACAATCGCCCCGAACGTGTCGTCGCTCGGCCAGTGGTCCTCGAAGAGGTTGCGCGCCGTCCGGGGGGAGACGGCCAGGTCCGCCGCAAGCCGCTTGTCACGACCGACGCCGGGATACTGCGCACGCAGGAACCAACCCAGGCGCTCGCGGGGGCGTAGCGTTTGGGAATTTTTCGCCATGATGAGAAAGCCCGTCGCGGTCATTGAGGAGTCCTCAGGACGGAACGGGGCTGAACATGGAGGTCGAACGGGACGACGGTTGGACACAGGCTCGCCGGTGCTTGGAGGCGATGGGCGAGACTGAAGACGTGGCGACCAGGGTCAGCCTTTGGCGGGCGGCCCTGAAGTTCGCCAACAGAGACAAGGCGAGCGACGCGCGAGGTGGGGACTTCGCGCGCGCTTCTCTGGCGTGGTGATGGGTGGGGCCGGGTCATGCGGCCTCGGCTTGGGCTTGCGTGGCGATCAGGACCGCTTGGCCGAGCCGGTACGGGATTTCCGGGACGACGGCGTTGCCGAGGCCATGCAGGCGGTCCACCCGAGCGGGAACCCCATGAGCCACTCGACCCACGTCGGGTTCAGCGCTCCAGTCGTAGCCCCTTCCGCTTGGCCAACCACGACCGTCAGAGGCTCGGTTCCAAGCGATCCGCTCGGCCTCGCAGCACCCTTTATCGTTCGACAGTCGCGCGCGACGGGCGTCGGCCAGAACCTCACCGCCTGCGCCAGGTTCAGCCCGAACCCGTTGCCAGTCTGGTGCTTGCCCTTCGCCAGCGTCGCAGCTTTCACCTCCGCGCGTTTCGCGTCGAGCTCCTCCGCAGACCAGTTCTCCCGCGTCAACATCGCAGTCGGCGTTGGCCAAAGCGGCTTCAAGAAGTTCCGAGGCGAGCGCCCGCCG